GGCATACAAAGTAGGAACTATATGTTCCTAACGATGATTACGGTTATACCGTATGGCGCTAGCTATATACTAGTGCTCTACCATTCCATACTCGGATATAAGTTCTTCATAGAAGGACCTATACACGTTGTAATAGAATTTGGAAAGGACAATTCTAACATTATCCTCGCCAGGAACCTTACCTTCAAGTAAATCTTGAAGACTATATGAGTCAGATATTAAATTTTCAAATACCTGACCAATATTGTAAGTTTCGTTATATTGACTAGACCAGAGTTGGTTTAGAATATTAACGACACTAAGGTCCGTGTCTTGCGGTAATTGTAACTCCGGTAATCCATCCGGGTTAAAATCTGCAAGAATTTGTTGTAGCTGAAACAACTGATCGGAGTATAACTTCGATCTATGAGGCGTCATATACAACTCTAACAGGAAGTTTTCCAAATATAAACTCCTGAACTTAAATCCCTTAACTTCAAACTCTTTTAAAGAAAGAGCCGGAACGCGAAGTGATTTAAGAGAGGTGGATTTCGTATCCAGGTATTTACCTAGATATGATGCGTACTTGCGCATCATAAAAGCTACATAGCTTTTACAAAAGAGATTTTCACCGTAATCCCAGAGCAATGGTTCCCATAGGGTTCCATGACTCGATGGCGGTTCCGTCAGGTTCCATCCACACGCAAATGCGGCAGATGACCACGGAAATGAACAAGCCAATAAGGACCATTTACTTTGATAAGTAAACTTTGCTAAATTGGTCGTCTCTTCCCATGAAATCACGCCACCTCGGCGCTGGATTTCGTTCACAAGGAGACTAAAACCTTGTGGAGTTTCACACCCATCCATCCAGATATCTGGAGGTACTGGTGTAATTTCGCCATCAGCTGTGAAAACGCGTTTAGCAATTTCCCCAGCGGCGATAGAGTAGCCTAAAGCCTTTAAAGAGGAGTCTGATTTCTCAGTATCAGGGGTATAACCCTTGAGCGGAGAAATCCTTACACCTAAAAGGTCTCGAACGATCTTTAAATACAGATCGTAGACTTCACGGTAAGCGCATACGATGTCATCACCAATAATTAGGTAATACATAGTATATTCTTCCTGTGACGTTTCTCTCCTTTGCCTATTTACAATATTGAAACATGTTCTCATAATGGCATGATGCCATAATGCTAACATAGCCCAAGAAGAATAGGCACCCATTGGTTGACCTCTACCATAACGGTATGTTTCTTTATTATAAGAAAAGTCCCGTTGTGATAATAGTCTTACCCAATGATGGGCAAACTGTCCACCATTCCGTCCTAATAGAGGTGCTAAAACCTCAGATTGGGAAAGAATGGGAATAGTGTCGGTTGCGGTCGTTAAATCGATAGAGAATATCTCACATACACCCATTTTTAGCCAGACCCAAAGTTGGTCTGCTGCTAAATTATGGTCTATAGTGGAATCCTGTGGCAGCATGGAAAGACATTTCATAATATACTTATGAAGTGGTTTCAAGGCTGTCTGGGTAAACCAATCGATTACTGCAAATAGTCTAATTTTACCACCTGCTTCTATCTTTTCGCGAATAGCGCCAAGATAGAAATCGGTTGGTCCGGGTCGAAACTCGGTACCATCTTTCAGAACCTTCACAGGTTTAACGTCTTCGTTAAGAAGATTAAGAAAAGTCTTATAGGCTTTCTTAACCTTATCTGAAAGAGGATTCTCGGGATTGAAAATATATTTTGCAATCCAAAGTAAAGACTCTTTTGCAGCACCCTTTTCAGGGTCCCGCCAACATATAGCGTCAAAAGGAATGGATCCTATAGAAGGACCATTGGGACCTTTCTTTGTAGAAAGGTGTACATCGTCTGCCTCTTCTTGGAGGCAGCGATCCCTGTGACGACTATCACCGAATTCGCTCATGAGAGAGTCGAGAGAGCTACGAAACTCTTGGACAAGAACTTCAAGTTCTTGGCAGTTGAAGATTTTCTTCTTCTCATTCACAAGCTGGAAGTATCTACCGGGTGTGACATCAGAACCATATTGTTCTAATGTAACATCTGGAGCTTCCGTAATACTTGCCGTTGAGGGTGTAGATCCCCTAAACAGAAAGAGCTTATAAATAGAAGATAAACAAATACAGGCACGTCTTTCATTTAAATTACCTTCCCTGATATAGGGAGATAATTTATGCGCAAGACGTGGTAATCCTTCCTTCGTGCGGACAAATGGGAGATGTTCTACCCTATGGCCAGCACAATGGCGGATGATTGTACCTGAAATTTGTTTTAAACGTTTTAATACGTGACCCGCACCTTCACGAGCTACTTGTTGCTCATAAAGATGTTGGTAATTTATTATAAAACGTTTAGAAATTTCTGAAGGAAATTGATATACAATTTCCAACTGCAGAGGTAATATACGTAGAAAACGAGATATCCTGTTACTGCGGAACGCGAAGGTTTCAATTGCTCTAGATAGTAATGCTTTAGCATGACCATCTTCGGCATGACCCTTTAATCGCGCTCTGCGTAATAGTTGTTTAGGTTCTTGTCTAAAGAACTTAAATAAATCTATGTAATCCACATACAAACCTCTCTTAAGTTTAAGAAATTGAGAATTAGAAGAAATTCTTCTCTTTCTAGAGTTCTTAGACTTACGGGGTTTCCCTGTACTAGGAGATTGTTTTGATCTTGATCTTTTAGATCGAGTCAACGCCTTCTCCTAATCCTGAATTATCAGGTGTTTCCGATCCAATAGGATTATTTGGATTTGAAACAACTGTTTGGTTTCTAACCAGGTTCGTAACTAAATCAGTTAATTCTGAAATTTGGTTTTCCAAATGAAGAATTTCTGCGTTAGTACGGCTACGCCCCCTTGGTGGGTTCGTAGTCTGTGTACCGTCAGATGGAAATCTTCTAATGTGTGTAACAATTAGATTATTTCCACGTTTACGGTATGCAGACCATTGATTGGTTAATCTTGATAGATTACCTCCAATGGCCTGATGGGCCTGCTGGACTAATCGAACTTGTTCTTTTGTAGAACAGTTAGATAACAGGATCTGAAGTTGACGCTCATAACCTGATAGGTTAGGAGAGCTAAACTTCGAAAGTTCTTGGGCCTGGCGAAGAATTTCTTCGTCAGACAAACGAACACGTTCAGGGCGATTAAGTGGCGCCTGGCCACTCCCGAATCCACGGGATTGGTCCGGTAAACCGGCATTAGGTCTTTGAATCATATAATGATTTAATATAGATTTAATTGTCTATTTTTACATAGAGCAATTGGACCCATCTAGGGCCTCTCGTCACCACGCCTCCCGTAAGTCGTAAATACGATTACAATTGGAGACATGTGTGGTTTTAAGGTTTTCTAGTGAAGATTCCACTTTTAGTGGAATATAACTATCGAACCTATGCGTTACGACATGGGGGAGAAAATTTCTGATCCCCCTATAGCAACGTCCGGCACCCCTATAAGAGGTGTTTATCATAGTTATCGATTTCCTCAAATCGATACCCAGTATGGGACTTATATAGTCC